CAGTCAACCTAAAATGATGAATCAAAATATACCTGGTGGATTTAGGGGACGCAAGTAATGAAGTTTTCTGAAATTAAAGAAGACGGTCGCATTGTAAAGGGCGTCAACACCACTGATGACGTTGGGCCTAATGAAATTAAAATACAAACAGCTAAGTTTGGCAATACAGTAGACAAAGACGGTAAGCCGCCTACACTAAGTAAAAAAGTTAAAGGTTCTAGTACTAACGTATTGTTTAATATGGGCCTAGCTGAAAGTTTAAATCTTGCAGAAGCTGTTGGTGAAATTGCTAGTGCTACTGAAATATATGTAGACATGGACGGAGTACTTGCAGACTTTTTTGGTGAGTGGGCTAAACTAATGGATGTGGATCATTTTTCCGACATTAACAAGCAACACGATATTAACGATGCATTACAAAAAATACGAGACACTGATGACTTTTGGCTGAAATTACCTATATTGCCGGAAGCAAAGAATCTATTAAATTTAATTAAAAAAGTTAGAGGTGAATACAGTATATGTACTAGCCCGTTAGCTGATGATCCTAATTCAGAAAAACATAAGCGTACCTGGGTAGAAAAGAATTTAGCATTTTTCCCACCTAAGGAAGTACATGTTACACACAATAAACCACAATTTGCTACAGCAAAAGACGGCACACCTAACATACTAATTGACGACTACGGTGTTAACATTAATGCCTGGGAAGCGGCAGGTGGTATTGGGTTTAAATACAAAGACCATAAGTTTGAGCGCACAGCTAAAGATATTAAGCAGCACATGCAAGAGCCTGTTGAAGAAAACTTTGCAGACGGTAAAGTAAAAGGTAAAAGCAAACCAGGACGAGTAAAGAAGTCAGGTGCTAGTTGTAACGGTAGCGTAACAGACTTAAGAGCAAAAGCAAAAAAAGCAAGTGGCGAAAAAGCCAAGATGTTGCACTGGTGTGCTAACATGAAATCGGGAAGATCATAAGATGAAAATATTTGAAATAACAGAAGCAAAAGTAGAAATGTGTCCAGAAGCATGTTGCGGTCAGCCTGTAACAGAATGTAAGTGCGGACCCGATTGTGAACATTGTGATTGCTATAATAAGAACAAAGAAGACGTTAAAGAAGGGTTTTTAAGTAACCTAGTAGGCGATGTGCGCAATGCATTTAAGCCAGGTGTACAAGTAACGCCTAATATGGTTAAAGAGTTGGAAGCAGGACTAGCAGCAATTAAAGCAGGCGGACAACCTACTCCTCGTCAACAAAAAATCTTTGACCGTTTCATGAGTGATACACTTGCAAAAGAATTAAAAAAGATGGGTATGAGCGAAGCCTCTAAAAATGTTTCGGAATCACCCCTTGCTGCTTGGCCAGCAGTTGCGTATGCAGCAAGTAGAATTCCACCTACTACTTATGCAGGAGCTGCAACAGCTATAGGAACAACAATTGCAAAAGCAATTAAACACTTTGAAGAACTAATTAAAAAAAATCCTAAGCATCCTAAAGTGTCTGAAGTAAAAGCAGAGTTAGATAAATTAAAGCCAATGCTTGCAAAATCACAATCAGAGTTAGGTGAAACAACAACCGCTGGAAGTGTAGCAACTGTTGCAAATCCTCCAAGTGCAAATGCTAAAATTAAACGTAAAAACGGTGCACCTGTTGCTCCACAAAAGAAAAACAAAGACGGCACTGCTAAGAACGCATTAGAGCTAGGTAACAATTTAATGGGCGGCGGTGCTGTCAAAAGATAAATACTATTAATAAGGTATTCCGGAGAAACAAATGACAAAACAAGTTAAAGAAGGTTTAGGCGATTTAGCTGCAATGGCAGAACGTGACCATGAAGTACAAATGGCTCGCGCAGACCTATACAAACTAGCAAAGTATGCTATCAAATTGCACGATATGTTAAAGAGTGTATCCGAAGCTGAGGGTATTGAAGGTTGGAAACAAGCTAAAATTACTACAGCAGCAGATGACATATCAAGCGTGTATCATGCTATGGATTATGACATGAAATTTGCAGAATCTAAGACAACAAAGAACGTTCTGAACAGAACGAAAACTGTCTCTGAAACAGACTACACTGCATCACTTAAAGGTCGCGTTGCTGCAAAATTTAAATAACTAAAAAAACACTTGACAACTCCTGTTTAATGCTGTATACTTAACTAGTAATATAACATTAAATAGGAGTTTTTTTATGAGCGATCGTACCTACGGTGCAGAAGAGAAGGCGAAGCTAGAGCGTCTTGTTCAAGAGGGTGTAACTGTACTGCAAGAGATAGAAGACCTTAACATGGGTCTGAAAGACACAGTTAAAGCAGTAGCAGAAGAACTAGACATTAAGTCAAGTTTAATCAATAAAGCAATTAAGATTGCACAAAAACGTGATTGGGAAAAGCATGCAGATGCATTTGACGATCTCGAAACGCTAGTTGCAACAGTTGGCGTTGATAAATGATAACCAGTGTTATCAACTTTTTTAAAGAAAGCCACAAGTCTAGTCCAATTGCATTTTGGTGTGAAATGGTCGAGGCGGTTTTCTTGATTGGTGCAAGTGCTGTGCTTACTTTTACTGTCTTAGACCCTGCTACAAAGATATTTGTACCGATGTACATAGTAGGGTCACTACTAGGCATTATAAGTGGAGTATATAGAAAGGCAGCATTTGTTATTGTGTTGTGTACTTGGTTCACTACCATGAATTTAATTGCACTGTATCAATTATTTGTAATGTAGAGTCGTTCACTTTAAGAACAAGTAATAAGGTTAGTTGGCCAGAAGCAACAGGAGGCATAATTTGAGCTACGTAGACGCATTTTTCGACCGCGATCATGATATAATTAAAGCAGTTGAACGCAATGACGGTAAAAGAATTTACCGAGAATATCAATCTAAATACACATTTTTTTATAAAGACCAGCGTGGCAAGTATAAGAGCGTGTACGGCGATCCGCTAAGCCGTATTGTATGTAAAAGTACAAAAGACTTTCGTAAGGAAGTTGCTATTAACAGAGACAAAACTTTGTTTGAAAGCGATATCAATCCAATCTTTCAGTGTTTAAGTGAAAACTATCTTAATCAAGATGCTCCTAAGCTAAATGTGTGTTTTTTCGATATTGAAACTGACTTTGATCCAGAGCGCGGCTTTGCTGATCCAAGTGATCCGTTTATGGGCATTACATCTATTAGTGTGTATTTGCAGTGGATGGAAACAATGATCTGTTTAGCAGTACCACCTAAGACACTTACTATGGACGAAGCAACTGAATTGCTTAAAGACATACCTAATGTAATGCTTTTTGAAAAAGAAGGCGACATGTTAGATACATTTTTGACGCTAATTGAAGATGCTGACATACTTAGTGGATGGAACAGTGAAGGATACGATATTCCGTATACTGTTAATAGAGTAAGTCGTGTACTAAGCAAGGATGACACACGTAGATTCTGCTTATGGGGACAACTTCCTAAGAAGCGCACGTATGAAAAGTACGGCAAAGAGAGTCAAACTTATGACCTAGTTGGGCGTGTACACTTAGACAGTTTGAACTTGTATCGTAAGTACACATACGAAGAACGTCACAGCTATCGACTAGATGCAATTGGCGAGATCGAAGTAGGCGAAAATAAGACAGCATACGAAGGTACACTAGATCAACTTTATAACAATGACTTTAAAAAGTTTATTGAATATAACATACAGGATACTGCACTACTTGACAAACTAGACAAGAAGCTACGCTTTATAGACCTGTCTAACACTATTGCACACGAAAATACAGTTCTTATTCAAACTACAATGGGCGCTGTTGCTGTTACTGAACAAGGTATTGTTAACGAAGCACATAACCGCGGACTACAAGTACCTAATCGTAAAAACAGAGATGACGAAGAAAACACACAAGCCGCAGGTGCGTATGTTGCATTTCCAAAGAAAGGATTGCACAAGTGGATTGGGTCAATGGATTTAAACTCACTGTATCCATCAGTGATTCGTGCATTAAACATGGCACCAGAAACTGTTGTAGGACAAATACGCCCTGAAATTAGTGATGATCGTGTACACACTGACATGGGATTAAAGAAGAAGACCTTTGCTGGTAGTTGGGAAGGTCGCTTTGCTACAGAAGAGTATGATGCTGTTATGGAACAGCGTAAGGACATTTCACTTACTGTAGACTTTGAAA